TGAGTGTTAATTGTTAAGTGAAAATAAAGTGTTTTGAAAGCCCCACTTATTTCATTTAGGCTTAGGAATACTATTTAATTAATAACTATTTATTGATCTAAGTCAAATAAAAAAGGGGCCAGTCTCCCGGCCCCTTTCCAACACTAAGGCTAATAAGTGTTTGTTATTACTTCAAGAGTTTCTTTCCTTGATTTAATAAATTCTCTTTCATTTTAGGTTCAGCAACACCTTCTTTCTTAGCGATCTTTTTAATAGAATCACTAACCATTTTTTTAATCATGTTGCCTGGGTTTCTAAGGCCATTCTCCCCCATGGCCCTAATAATTGTGTATGATTCTATATCTACAGCAATTGATTTCCATTTATTTACGTCCATTGTTTCTCCTATTTGTCTTGATACTCTTTAGATTTATAAAACTCAACTAAATTTATTTTATTTTTTTGAGTCAGCCCTGCGTTATAAATACGTTCTATGATCGCAATGTAATCAGCAGTAGACGTACCAGTTAAAAACCATGAAGATTTACTCTTACAAGCATTTTTAAATCTTTTATGATCAAATTTAGGATGTTTATCTGCAACAATATAAGACACTACCATCGAACGTTTAAATCTTTTGTTCTTAGTAGACTCCATACCATAAAAGTATTTTTTAAGTTGCATCAACTGTGATCCAATACGATCAGTATGTTCAATACCTCCTGCAGGAATTACAAATCGCCCTGTTTTAAAATCATTACTGATTCTTGTCCACAATGAAGTTTGTTTTAATAATAGAACTACCATCTCTGCAACATTAATTCCGTACTGCTGCATTTTGTTTCTACAAATACGGTAGTCCATTTTATTTCTAGCACAATGTTGATTTAAGTAATCATTCATCGACCAGTTTTTACGGCCTGTGTTTAGTCTAGCCACATCTAATGGATCATCAGAGTCCATAATAATAAATGGAATCTTTAGATCTAATTGTTTTCTAGCTTCTAAAGTATGTTGGCCATCAATGACTTCCATATTTTTATTTACACGAATTGGATCGTATAAATCTTTTTCTTCAATCAACTTTTTAAGTTGTTCTACGTGTGCTTCATCTACAGGTCTGTTACCTCTAGTTTTTTTGAATTTACTGTAATCAGTAGTTTCAAAAAATTTATTTTGTATTGGTTTGTTCATATATTTTCCTCCTTGGTTAATAGAACATTAAATATCCCAATGATGCAAAAATAAATAATAATACTTTTGCAGGGATGATTGTTAGTAATGCAATAAACATCATACTAAATATCAGGTCTTTCATCGGCTCCCCTCATCTGATCTTGTATTAGTTTATTAGCAATGGTTTCGTTAATTGGATATATAGGCATGTCTTCAAAGTTCATTGAACATTGCTGCAACATCTTCATAACTTCTTGGTAAGCATCGTCTTGATACTCTAATGGTTCTCCACTTACGTCAGTTTTCGGTAGCCGTGATAAAATATTATTCATTTTTTCACTCCAATCATTAAACACTTGTGAATCACATTTTGTTGTGGTTGCCATTTGGCCTCCTCTTTGTTATTATTATTGTGTATCTTTATATAAACATTTTCATGGGATATGCAAGTAAATAATAAGGTAGGATAATATAGGATATTATGACAAAATTTATATTAATTATGTATATGTGCAGCATGGTTAGTGGCAAGTGTCCAAACAATCATATTACTGGTTTTCAATTTAATTCTCACTCTGAGTGTGTAGAATATGGATATAAAATTGCTCACAGTACGTTTAAGTCATTGGATGATAATGAAGAATGGGATAAAGAATACGTAGAAAAAAACCAAATTGTTGTTAAATTTCAGTGTAAAGGCTTAAAAGTTGCTGAAGAAAAGATAACAATACCACCAAAAAAACCTAAAATTAACACATAGTTGCAATTACATCACAAATTGATATATAATACCTTATGAAGCACTATCGCATCCAAGTAAAATACAAAAATTTGTATGTCGATGAGATCGTTAGTGCAGATGATGATAAGACCGCTCTTGAATGTTTTGTAAAGAAGGTTGATTCAGGAGAAGCAAAAGAGAATGAAGGTGCTGGATTTGAAAATCCTGATATTTTCTTCTTAACCTTCGAAGAGGTAAACCGAGATGGCCCTACAAAAGTTAATATCGGAGAAGCTTCAGTTGGAGTCCAAGTGGGCAACGCAAGCGTTGGCACAGGGTAGAGTTACTCCAGACATGAAGTGGATGGATATTGAAATCAAAGATCTTAGAAAAAAGATCAATGATCAAAGTGTTGAAGACGCACAAAAAGGTCTTTTAGATATAGCTAGCTAAACTAGCTTAAAAAAAAACAATTTTTTACCTAAGATTACTGCGCTCTAAATTATTCTTTGGCTTCACCCCAAGATTTACCTAAGGCAATATCTACTTTTGATGGAACTTTTAAAGTATCAATAGCATTTTCCATAATTTCTTTTACACTTTTTACATCTGATTCTTTATCTATTGAAAAACAGAGTTCGTCATGGATTTGTAATAAAGGTTTGTAACCAGCCTTATAACAATTAATCATAGCTTGTTTTGTTTGGTCAGCTGCAGATCCTTGTATCAATCTATTTAAGGCTTTGTAAGTAAAAGCCCTCCTGATGTTATTTCCATATATCGCCTTAGCCTCCTCATATTGCATGGCTTTATTCATTCCGAAGGTAGCAGGCTCCCACATATCAAATCTGCATCTACGGCCTCCTATTGTCCTAATAAACCCATATTTTGAAGCACTGTTAGTTACTTCTGTTGCTAATTTTTTAACAAAAGGAACTCTTTCTCCATATTGTCTTAAAAGAGCTTCAGCTCTATCCTTATTGATACCTAACTCTTTACCAAGTTTAGCTTTTCCCATACCATAAAACAGACCTAAGTTAATTGTTTTAGCCTGGGTTCTAGTGATACCAGCCATATCAGCTACAATCTGGTGAAAGTCCGCAGATTCATTCTTGTAAGCTTCGATGAACTCCGCTGCACCTTCAAAATGGTCATTTACAGATGCAGCGTAGTGAGCAACAAGCCTAGGCTCTTGTTGTGAGTAGTCGAAACTACCCCATTGCCTACCTTCTTCAGGTAGAAACAAGCTTCTAATTTTGTCACCAAACTCTTTGTTCCTTGCAGGAATTTGTTGTAAGTTTGGATTTGAATATGATAAACGTCCAGACACAGTTCCACCTTGGTCAGATCTTAACTGATTTATTTCAGAATGAATTCTACCTTTGTGGACATAACGTTGAATGGAGTCTATGAATGTTGAATGGAATTTATTTATTTCTCTTGCTTCTCTTATTAGTTGCGCTATCGGGTTATCACAGTTTACTAACCAGTTTTGGGTAAAGCTTGGCTCGTCAGTTTTAGCTGTCCGTGGGTACTCAACACCTATTCGGTCAAACACTTGAGCAACAGATCTTGCTGCCCATATATCTACATCAAGTGTGGTCTGAGATTTTATACTTGATAAAACCTCAGACTCTTTTTTTTTGAATTCTTTTTTTAGCAGAGAAGCCTTCTCTTCGTCAACTCTTATTCCTCTACGCCTTGTATCTATCAAAATAGGCAATAATTCCATCTCCATCTCCCAAACATCGTGTAGGGACTGCTTAGATATCTCTGTTTTAAGCGTTTGCCATAAACGTAAGGTTAGCCCTGCATCTTGCTCAGCATAGAAGCCTACGTAGCCCGCAGGCAGCTTCCACATGTCAGCTTTTGGGTCAATTCCCCATTCTTTGGCTTTTTCATTTAAAAACGTCTCATTCTTAATTTCACCTAAATAATCTTTAGCACAAGCATTCAAACTAAAACTAAATCTGTTTTCATTTATAATTGCAGCAGCAATCATAGTATCAACTATCTTACCTCTAATCTGGAAACCATTTACAAGCAACCAACCTACATCATAACTTGCATTGTGAAATATTTTTGTAGCATCTGTTTTTAAAACATCCTGCATCCATGCGCAGGTTATTGACAGATCCATATTACCACCAGCATCATGAGCAATTGGGAAGTACCACTGCTGTCCAAGTGCAGCAACTGCAAAACCTACTATGTGGCCATCAAAAGTTGCCCATCCTGGTCCCTTAGTTTTTATGTTTGGATCTTTAGTCTCTAAGTCAATTGCAATCTCTGTTGCTTGAGATAAATCTGGATACTCTGCTGGAGCTATCCAATCACTATCATTATATATAAAATTTAACTGGTGGGTCATTGTTTTTTCCTACTTAGGTTTGCATCTTCAATTGATATTGCTTTTTTAAAAGGTATATTTAATTCAAATAAGGCACAATCTGCACAATAATAATTATATTCATAAACAATCACTGCAACTACTTCATCACAACGTTCACACATTACTAATTTATTTTTCTTTTTTGGCATCTTTTAAATGGTCAATTTCTAAATCACAATAATGTTTTATTTTTTCTAAATCTTCTATTTGTTTTCCCTTAAATAAATATCTACACACATATTTAATTACATTTGCTTGAAAAGGATTTAAACCATTTTTTCTAATAAATGTCCAAGGTTGAATTTCAAAATGTTGGTAGTGAGATCCACCAATTTGTCTATCGTGTGGAAACGCTTCATCGAACATACTTTTATCTGACATAGTTAGCCTCATATTGTTTGTAGTATTTTCCTAATGGAAAATTATATTGGTGATAAGTGCCCAACAGATGGAGTGTACTTTTAGATCTGGTGGCACCTGTATACCAAACCCTAAGTTCTTTTACCTTGTCTGCTAAATTTTTTTTATCGAAATGTGATGGAAAGTTACATTTACTTGCTAGAACAACATTATCTGCTTCACCACCTTTGACCTGGTGTATTGTATCTATAATAATTTTTGGTGGTTGTGATAAATCAACACCTTCATTCATAAGTTTTCTAAAATATTGTTTATCTTTATCTTTAAATTTTCTCTTAAATACTTGATTCCAAAGACCTTTTTCATCACGCATACCACACCTTAAATGTAATTCATCAAAAGTAAAGACTTGATTTGGATGTGCAAAACTCCACTTTTTACTTTCCGCTGAACGGTAGCCGTGATCTATGTTTAATAAATACTCATACATTGTAACAGCTTCTTCTCTATTAATGCTGCCGCCTTCACAAATTTTTTCCCAATAATTAATTGCAGAAAACTGGTTAGGATCAAATGATTTATTATTCTTCTGGTCCTGATAATATAAACCAAGGTTCCTTGCCTCCTGTTGGAGTTCTCGCTTTACATCATTAATTCTAGCTAACACCATCCAAGTTCCGTCCATATCCCAAGGTACTTTCTTAAGACCACCCCACCTGTACACATGGCCTTCCTTACCATTAGAGTGAAATTCTTTCTGTATTCTTTTATTACCCATGCTATTTAGTAAACATTTGGAAAAGAAATGTATGTTTTTGTTTAATCTAACTGACTTTTTTAACACCAAAGTCTTGCCTGGAAAGTTTTGAAATAGGTCAACATCTGCACCATTCCATTCGTAAATTGCTTGATCATCATCACCTGCAATGTAAACTCTCTCTACTGCTTCGGCCATTTTAACCACCATGTCCCACTGCAAAGGTGTGAGATCTTGAGCTTCATCTACCATTAAAACTTTAAAAGGTACTACTAAACCATCATTAACAAATTTTTCTACCATATCTGTAAAATCTAATCTATCCGGTGTCCGGTGTCCGTTCTCCATTTCCATTGTTTTAAATTCTTCGTAACCTGCAATAATTGATTTAAACTGTTGTAGCCTAACTGACTTTCTTGATTGTTTTTTGTAAAGCCACACAGGATCTACTTTCATATTTCTTGCCCTGTCATATATTTGAAGCGACCAATTATTATATACTTTTTGATCATCCCAAGTGTCTTTGTATCCTACCTTGACAGTGCCATATTGTGTATGAAACATCAGCAGGTCTGCCTTTGGATCTAATACGGGAATTTCAGCAAACTGTTGTCTGGCCAAAGAATGTAATGTTCTAAAATATGAGAAAGCATCTTCGTCATAACCTTTAAACTTTTGTCTAACCCTTGCAACACATTCGTCCACAGCTTTGTTAGTAAATGATACATAACAAATCTCGTCTGGAGAGTAACCTTTCTCAAGGTACCTCTTAACTCTTT